TACTAGATATTTGGGTTGGAAGATTTATTACCTTTCTAAGATTTGCTCCAGCTATAAGAAAGTATATAGAGTTTGTTTTTTCATCAGCAACACTACCCATTACAAAGTTTGTATTTGGACCTCCAATAACGCTTGATGTAAAGCCAGATTGTAAGTGAGCTGTAGGTTCTATTAGAGAATTACCTTTTATATTCTGCACGGTACCAGCATCACCGAGATCATCAGTACCACCATCGGTAGTTCTAACCTGTATGTTCATTGCTTCTCTGTATTCACCGTTAGGAACAAGTCTCTCATCTGAATCCTTGTTCATTCTTCCGGCTTGAAAACTATGTTTTAATTCCGGCATAATTTATTTTATTTGCTTACCCATACCTTTAAGTATTTGAGTAAATTCTTCTATTTTAATATTCGATAATCTTATTTTTGCTTTTCTTGTTTCAGCAAATTTTTCTTTTTTATATCTTTGTACTATATACTCTGGTATATTTGATCTTGAAGACAATATACCGTATGTTATCCATTTGTAAACAGCTTCTTCACAAAACTTATGTACAACCATTTCAGAATCTGTACCAAGCCCGTCACTTACGTATCTAAGAACAACTGTCTTACCTGCTAATTCTGAGCCAAAGTTTATATAACCTCTTAATAAATCTATGTAAAAACTACCGTTTGATTGAGCATACTGAGGATCTATACCATACCTTCTACCTCTACTATCTATTTCTATATCTGTTGAATCATCAGCATAAGTATCAACAGCTTCTTGATTTTGATAACTATCAGATGTATTGCTAGGTGTCTGTTCTATCAAAGTGTCTGGAGTTCCAAATGGAGCTTCTTCATCGCTAAACTGATAGTTGCCATTATCATCTTGAGATATAGCGAATGGGTTAGATGTCTTACCTGTTTTATATAAAACTCTTTCAATACCATCACTACCTACTCTAGATAACTTTATGTAATTAACGTAGTCTTGAGGTAGTGCCATAACTAAAGTATTTGGAACCTCTATCTCTTGAGTTTTAAAAGATCTAAACACATCGTATGATAATTCCTGTATAGCACGCATGGCATGAAACTGAACATCTGTCCTATCTACTTTAGATATTATTTTGTTTTCACCAACATATATAACCATGAAAGCGTTTATTATATTATCTAAACTAACGAACTGATAGCTACCATAGTTGGCAGCGTTGTTGTAGTATTCAAATTGAGTTTGATCGTCTAGTAATCCCATAGTTAATCATTTTGTGATTGTTTAATACTCTGCTTATCCATTACACCCGCCTGCGCAATATCAGGACTTCTCATAGCTACACCTGATAAACCTAATATTCTAGTAACTAAATTTTCTTCTTCAGACACGTGCAACTCAAAATCTTGAAGATCTGCAGCCGACGCGTTATATAACGCTTTACCTTGAACAACAACATATGCCCACTTAGGAGTTGCAGGTTTTTTAAAAAAATCAACGTGAAGAGATGTATCAACAGTAGGTGTTGGATATATTCGAACTTGACTAGTAGCACCCGCGCCATCTGTAGTAAGGTTTATTCCGATTTGAGCATAAACAGGTCTATTTGTAGTAGCTCTTGTTAAAGGATTTGTTTCAGTATGTAAAATTTTTTTCATACTTAACTCTTTAAGCTCTACACCTAAGTCAACATTAACTATGTTATTAATAAAGTAGTGTCTATCTGGAAGCTCAAATGTGTTGTCACCTGCTGTTTGACTAATTACCACTGTGTTTTTAAAAGGTGCTAATTTTTGGTAAACCATTTCAACCTCATCAAACCCTACTCCTTTTTGGTTTTTATTTTTATAGTTAGCCATTTTTAAATCATGGAAATAGCCATCATATATTTCTAATTGAGCTTTATCAGCAAACAAATTAAACTCTTGAGGTGTTATATAGCCTCTTTGTTCTTTATTTGCTATAACTAAAACTTTTTGATATACTTCATTTATACTTACCGCCATAATTTATTTTTTATAATATGGAAATTGATTGTTTAACCAGGCTTGCCTTTCATCGCAATTACAACCTTTGTAACCCATAGCTTCCATTGCTATTTGTGTTAGTTTTTTTAAACCCGTTTTTTTAGTAAAATTAGCGACATCGTCACCTAGTCCTTTCGATTTCATAATACTATATATTTTACTATAATATAGTTACATAATAAAGTGAAAGGTTAGCCCTAAATAAAAATAGCCACCCAAAATAGGTGGCTATTAATATTAGTTAAAAGATATTAATTTAATCTTTTTTCAATGTTTGAGTATATTTCCATACCTTCATCAGTTTTAAACCAAGCTGCTAAAGCAGAATATGGATGTTCATCAAAAGGAACAGTCATTATTTTTCTATCATTAGATCCCCACATAAAATATCTTTGATCACTTGATAGCTTTAGTATATTTAACTCAACCGCTTTTATTCCAAAGTTTCGAAGCTTGACATTATCATCAGCCGCTAACTCTATAAATAACTTAGGATTTCTTTTAGCGAATAACAATAAATCTCTTTTAAGTTCTTTAGAGCTCATGCTAGAAACTTCAGATCCCATTTCTACTCTCATTATAGCTTCCATCGTATCAATATCCATTTGTTTAGCCGCTGTTAAGGCCTCAACTTCAAACTCTAACCAATCTAATTGATTTTCAGCTTCTTCTATAGGTTTATACTCGTAAAATAATTTGTTATTTTCAGGGTGATATATAGATAGAAACTTTTGTAAAGTAGATTCTTCTTTCGGAACATATAACGCACCACTTCTAAAAACAACATGTTCTAATCTTTGATCGCCTTTCATTTCATCAACAAAGCAAGTACGTTGATTTTTACAATATTTTAATTCCCTTTCATAACCCTTTTCTTCATCAAAGTAATAAATATTAGAAGTCTTTATTGATCTAGATAAAGGTTTTTTCTTTCCTTTTAAATAATAAACTCTATCTTTTACTTCCCATTTATTTTTTTGTTTAGCTTTTATTTTAGGAGCTTCAACCATAGGTTGCTCTTTTACAACCGGTGATTCTTCAATAACCACGTCTTCATTAACTATAGGTTTTTCAACCTTAGTTGTTTGTTTTTTATTTGCCATAATATAATATATAATAAAATTAATAAAAATATAAGGGCGATACTAGACCGCCCTTATAAATAAATAGTATCTTACTTCATTAACATAAAGTTGTTAGCACCTTGAGTTACTAAACATCTTTCTGATAAGAAATGTAGCTCCATAGCATCTAACGCTGATGTAGCAGCTCCAACAGAACCAGTAACCCAAGATTTCATTCTTCGGTCATCAGTTTGAGAAGCTCTATATCTAACATGTAGAAATGGTCTTTTAATACTTTGTCCTACTGTTTGATCATAAACAGAAGACATACCAGCAGGAATCATAACGCCTCTAATTGCGTTAGCACCAGCAGCAGCATTAATACCACCTCTTGTAGCTAAGTCATTTAAGTATCTAAAATCAGATTTGTAGAAGTCATAAGAACCTCTTCTAAATCCTGAGAAACCTAAATTTAATGCCATGTCTTCGTCGTTGTCAAATACTCCATAAGAAGTACCACCAGCTCCGTAAGAATTCATTGATGCCAACATGTCATCAACAGCTAAACTAGTTGAACGGTTAACAAACATCATGTATTCTTCAATAGCACCTTGTTTGTCAAACTCAGCTAAGATAGCGTCAAATTCAGCTAAATCAGTAGCAGCGTTAACACCAGTTACACCAGAAGTTAAGTTACCTCTATCTTCGATAGCAGCAAATAAGCCTTCAGTACCAGTTTCTTTAGTAGAGGCGTCAGTTCCATCTCCACCCATAACAAAAGATTCCTCAGTGATATCATTTGATTTACCACCTAACTCACCTTCAAGCATTGCCATTTCTAAATAATCAGTAAAACGAGCTCTTGTGTCAGCTTCAGCTTTTAAATACCACAAGTAACCACTTTGTCCCATTTCGCTAGAAACTTCAACCCAGCCAATTCTAGAAGCGTCAGATCCTGATACTTCGTAGTAATCTTTTATAATAACTGGTTTGTTTCTAAATGTTTTGAAAGCAGGTTCATTTGCTCCTCTTGTTGTTGCAGAAGCATCACCAGCAGCATTAAAATAGCTAACACCTTTGCCGTATTCAGAACCATAAACTAGTATAGTAGTAGCATCACCAGATGTTGTACCAGTAACAGCAGCAGCACCGTAAACAGCGAAGTCAATTCTGTCAGTAGCAACTTTTACTACTAAACCTTTTACAACACCGTTTGTAGAGTCAGCCACAATGATAGTATCATTAACTCTAATACCATGGTTACCAGAAGTAACATCAGTATTACCGTCAATATCTTTTGTGATATCTATCTGAGAAGACGAATCTAAACCACCACCTGTAGAGTGCACGTGTCCTTTGTAAGAAAAGTGTAATCTACCTTGTTCTGCCCAAACTACTTCGTCAGCAGTCATAGCTTCTTCTGCACCAACTTGAGCTAAGAAACCAGAAATTGTTCGAGGTCCAAAAACCTCAGCCTCTTTTTCCATTAGATCTGGAACGTATTGTTGCGCCCAGCCCTTTCCAGCTTCAGAGGATAAATCCAAATAATTTGAAGATAACGTTTGTTGCCCTGGAGCAGGAACGCTATTCAAATTAGGTCCATTTGTAATTGCCATAATATATTTTTTTTAAATTGTTATTTTTTATTTTTAATTTTAAATTTAAAATCTTTAGCAGAATCACCTAACACTCTAACCTTCATTCCACCGGCTTGAACTTCACCGTGTTGTTGTCTGGGTTTTATGTTTACGTTTTTATCTTTAGCAATTTGTCCTTTGATAGCATCTGCTTTACCTTGCTCGTAAAAATGTTTAGCAATAGCATCTGCGTTCATAGCTGTAAACAAAGACTTGTGATAACCAGCGGCATCACTTATTGTCATTTTATCTTCACCAATATACTTATTGATAAAATTATTTAAATCACTTTGAGTCTCTTTTACTTTTTGAACATCTTTCACATTAAATCTAAATTTTTTATCTCCAACGTTATAATCAAAACCTTTGAATTTTTCGTTAAAAAGATTATTAGTTTTATTTAAAAATGTTCTTTTAGTAGCTTCAGATAATTTCTTCTGCTCTTCAGATTCCTTATTATATCTATTAAAGAAATCAACAGCTTTTTGTTGTTCAGTGGTCAACTTTGACCCAGCTTTAATTTCTTCATAGTACTTAGACTTTTGCCCGTCTAAATAGGCTTTAGCCTCGGCAACTTGCTCTTTAAGGGCTATTTTTTTCTTACGAATATCTTTAGCATCATCAACCTCTTCATCGTAACCAAAAGTTTCTTCTAGTAAAAAATTTCTTTCCTCTACAGTTAAATGAGGTTTGGTTGCACGATAATACTCGTCTATTACATCAGAGTCGTCCATTTTAGAAACGTCTCTATTTAAATTAACGTAGTCACTTATATCACCACCAGTTTCATCCATAAAGTCAATTAGCTTTTGAATATTTTCTGGTAGTGGTTTTCCAGTTGCTTCAGCTTCAGCGATAGCTTCTTCTACCTCCTCTTCAACTTTAGCAACCTCTTCTTCATCAGTATCTTCCTCAACAACCTCTTCTAAAACTGGTTGTTCTTCTAAAATATCATCTTCTTTTTCTTCACTGACTACGTCCTCCTCTTTTTCTTCAGCGGGTTGTTGCTCAACCTCTTCGCTTTTAGGTTCAGGAGTTTTATCTAAATTAACTTTGATAATATCTGGATCACCAGCACTATCAAACATAGATTCATCATTGACTTCTTCAACGACTTCTTCTACTTGTTGTTCGTTTTGTTCTTCAGTAACTTCTTCAAGCACCTCTTTATTTTCTTCTGTCATAATAAAATTTTATAAAATATTAAAAATAAGGATTAAAACCGATCAATACCGGCATCTCCCGTAACTATATCATTACCTGATGATTCAAACTTTTTAAGTGAATTACCCTCAGTTCTTTGATTTATCATTTCTTTTTGATAAGCAGCTTGCCTATCAATTCTTTGATCCTTTCTGTCTTCTCTAACAGACTCTAATTTACCAGCTATTTCCCTTTCTTCTTTCTTTATACCAGAATTTAATTCAAATTCTAATATCATTAACTCTTTTTTAGATTGAACTTCCTGCCTTAGATATTCCATCTTTAAATTATTCTTAACAGACTCTAGTTCAGCGTTTGAAATGTTTTGTGCTTGAGTTTTTTGTATCTCAGCTTGAGCAGCAACCTCTTGTGCTTGAGCGTTAGCTTGTGATTGAGCCTCTATATTTTGTTGAGCAATAGCCTGGTCTCTTTCTTGTTTTTGCCTTCTTTTTATTTTTAGCATTTGATTAGCTAACTTAATATTTCTAATACCTCTTAGATCAATAGCATCATCTAGTTCTATTAGTTTTTGTCCAAGTGCTACTTGTATATTATTTTCTAACAACGCTTTTTCCTCCTCGTCTGGCATTAGCTCTATGAATATACCAAAATCATATAGATGTAGATTTTTCATTTCTTCTAGTGTAGCAACATTATGAGCACCTAAAGCTTGTATAAAAGCATCTTTTGTTGGAGAATATTCTATTATATCAGATATTCTAAGAGACAAACACTCTGCTGTTTCAGCGGTTAAATATAGCATTGACTGTAGTATATGTCTTGTTGCTGTATTTGAGTTTGCTGCAGCTAATTTTTGCACACCAACTAAAGCATTTTTATCTGGCATACTACCATCTCTAGCTTCATTTAATCCAGTTACATCTCTTATCATTTGAAGATAATAGTTGTAAGTTTGTATCAAGCTTTGAAGCTTACCACTGTTAACACCATTGCTTATTTGTTGGATTGGAACTTTACCTGGATTCTGATCTCCTTCAGAAGTAAAACTTCTACCTACAACACTACCAGTTTGAAAGAACATCTC